ATATTGATATAACTCATATCATTACAAAGCTTTATAGTGAGATAATGAATATTTATAATTATTTTAGTTATATAACACTTGAATAATCTACAAAATAAAAAGAATCCTATTGTAGAGGACATACATATTGTAGGATATGGATGAAGGATCAATATATTGGTGTTGTTAATAGCAAATATAGAATAATAGTTGACTGATAGTAAACCAGTCAACTATTATTTTATTACACTACCAACAAATAATTAGGGGATAGGCAGACCCCAAACAAAACATTTAGTTTTGACAGATTTTTTCATTTTTGTGTTAAACATGCTGTAACAAAATTTACCTATAGAATATTTTTATATATCACAAAGTAACAAACACTAGTGTCCTTTCGCTGGTTAGGTAACACTCAGTTGAGACCTGAGGTAAAAATATTCTGGGTAAGCTTGAGATTATATTTATTAATTCTTTGCGATTGAGATAGTTATTATTTAACTATCTCAATTTAATTTTTTATTTCGTATAACATAGTAGTAACCTGCGAGTATGCTCTCGGGGTGTGATGAGTTATCTTTTTTTTCATTGAGGTAGACGGCTGTGCAAGAAGCTGTCTACCAACCTCTTTTTTTTATTGTATAAATAACACTATAGTAACCAAAAAAATAATACATATGTAGAGAGGAGGTATGACCTTTCCTTTATTTATTATTATTATTTGCTTGTGGTTATTATAAGTACAATATAAGAAGTATAAACTCTCTCGAAAATAGATACTAGGTAGAATAAAAATTCTACCTAGTATCTTATTATTTATTTAACTTCATTCTTTTTCATTAACTCATTCATATTGTCCATCTGCTTATCTATCATCTCATAGATTGTCTGAACAAGTTTCTCTTGGTCCATATATCTTGATAAGAATGGGAACTGATTATAGATATCTTTTATAACCTGAGACCTTTTAAGTTCTCCAGACTTCTTATAATCTTTCCACTGGATTTCAGCCTGAACCATCATCTTCATAAGCTCTTCACTTATTACTTTAAGAGCAGCCTGAACTCTCTGTTCCTCATTCATTGTATAGTAGGTTATAATGCTTCTTACTAAACCAGCAACGATAGCAATTACTACAACGATATTAGTCCATTGTCCCTGAATAAGATTTGCAAAGTTATTAATTCCATTCATAAAATTAATATTCCTTTCTAAAAATATAAGTTTATTGATATGTGTTTTTATTTTTTAAGAAAAAAAAAGACAGTGTTGGCTCTAACCTCAACACTGTCTCAAAGCGAGATATGTTGCAACCCTTAACGCTCTGGTTGCAATATACGTGGATTGTGGTGATTAGAATTGGGGGACATAATCACCACTTTAAATGGAATGTATTACCCTACCGTGGAAAGGAGTTACGATAGGGTTACTTAAGTGTATAAGAAGTTGGAGTTAATTTTTAGACATGTTTACTTTTTACACTTCTTATACACTAAAATAGTATATCATTAAATAAAAAAAAGAGGGATGTGCAGTCCTTCTTTTTTCTTACATTGATTCTTCCACAGCTTCGAGAGCTAGATCAAGTTTATACAACTTAATCAACTCTTGAAACCCTTTCAGGTAATTCAGCTTATCCTTATTTGATAAATAAGGCTCAATAGCCAAATAGTTATTGTATGCTTCTTCAATATTTTCAAATTTCATAAAATCTCCTTCCCCGTCATGCCGATAGGACAGCCTAGAATGTTAATATTATAATAATATAATCATTATTTTATTATTCCACAGAAATAGTATATTACCACATAACTTCATTTTATGGATAAGGAACATAGATAGAGAAGACTTATTTATCTTCTCTATCTATGATTATTATTCTGCATCTGCTTTTATATTATTGGTATCCTCATCTTCCATATAATAATCTAATTCTAAATTATCATCAATACCATTTCTATTAACATCCATTATAGATGCTTCAAATTTATCTCTTTCTAATTGTGCTTTTGCTTCTTCTTTATTCTCATTAAAAGATTTATAACAATAAACAGCAAATGCTATACTCTCACCTATTACAGCTCCTATTAAAGAACTCAATGCTCCTAAATCTCCTAAGAAAATCATAGTCCACATTGAGTATAATTCGATAATGAAACAATTTCCAAGAATTAAATACATTAAGAATTTAGTAGTAGTAAATTTCTTTCTTCTTTCAGACATCTCTTTTGATGGCTTATACATATTCTCTACAGTAAGAAGTTCTAATTCCCTTCTTCTGTTTTCCATTTTAAGAAGTTCTTTCTTTTTCTTATCTATGTATTTTTGGTCAGCTCTTTTATCTTTAGAGATTTCTGATTCATTCCAATCAAGGTTAGAGTATTCATGTTTATTATATATCGGTTCACTCATAAATATACCACCTTTCATATATTAAAGTTATTACCTTGTTTTTAAAGGGTTATGAAGAGAAAAAAAGAAGGATGTGCAGTCCTTCTTTAATATTCTTTAATTTCTAGAGGTGGGCATTGTTATACCAAACTCATCTTCAAGTAAATCTCGTAATCCTTGAATGTCAAACCCCTCTGGGTAGTCAACAGTATGGACCCTCATATGCCCAGACTCATAATTACACCACCATATATAGAGGTCTTTCTTTCCGTCCAGAGCGTCGTGGTATATCGTCCACTCATATTCCATGTAGGGGTTCTCTTCGTCACCCCCATTTCCTTCAAAGTAATGGAGTACGAGTATTGCTCCATTAAAGTGAAAATATGTGTTTTCACACTTGTCATACTTAGATGAACTATCTATTGTTGCGATAATGCTTGACATAAAATCTCCTCTCCACCGTCATTGGTCGTGGTCACCAAATCAATTATTTATTTTATTATGACACAGAAATAATATATTATCGTTTTTTTTGAAATACGGGAAAGATTATGAGAGTATAGAACTTAATCTATACTCTCATTATTCATAGTAATATCTTAACTATTTTATCTTTTTTTATATTTTTGTTAGATCAATAATTATTTACAGTTTAACCCACTTCTCAAGGTTGCTAAGCTTAACCTGTGCCTGAATTCCCTGTACAGCTGCATTTGTATATCTTGATGTTCCCATAAGATATGTGTAGCTACCACCAGGAAGATTCGGTGAACGATAAGCACTATTCTGGCTTGTTAAGATGTGTGTTGTATACTTGTAATGTTTGAATGTGAACTGCTCCTCTGAAAGTGGATAAGGAATGATTCTAATTCCATTGAATGTCTTCTCAACCTTATCGTAAGCTGCATTCACTTTCTTTGTAGATACTACTTGTACCTTGATATCTCCAGAAGTTGTAATTCCGTAACCATAATCAAGTTTAACACCGTTTGTTACAGAACCTGGTCTTGTTACCCAGTTAACTGCTGAATCAAGTAATGATATAAATCTCGGGTTACCATATATAACAAATGTGAAGTCATCCATCTTAACCTTATCAGCTATATCCTGAAGAAGTCTATCGATCTTGAACTTGAACATCTTCTCGATGTACTCATTTGGAAGAGCTGTTGTAATACCCATTCCGTTGCAATCAAAGATATCCTTTGTAATGAAGCTATTCCACTGAAGTGGATCAAGCTCTACACCATCATACTTCTTGAACTGATCATCAAGCCATGAAAGTACTGTAGAATCTTCCATCTGTGTAAGAATATCTGCAATGTTGTTATATGTCTTCTTATAAAGATCAATGTCCATAAGAGCCTTAACATCTTCCAACTCCTCAAGTGAGTATGGAACATCAACTCTCATACCATCTTCAATCTTCCATTCTCTCTCTTCACGAGCATAGTCGAATGTAACTGCTCTTTCATTTCTCTCATTTGAAACTGTACCACTGATGTAAACACCTGTGATAACTCCAGCTGCACTATTAAGAGTAACTTTACGTGTAGAATAATCAACGAAACCTGAAATGATATCTTTTACTGGATGCTTAACATGAGATGTATCCTCAACTTCTGTATCAATCTTTCCACCAAGCCATGTACCATCTGAAAGATTAACTCTCATCGGCTGTGGAAGTACGATATCGTATGTAGTACCAGTAATTGTAGCCTGTACTTTCTCAATGAAAAGATTCAAGCTAAGCTCATCATTTGCTGTTGCACCAGGTGTGAATGTTGTATCAAGAACATCAAACTCATAAATTGGAAGAGTCTTAAGTGTACCTGTTGGGTTTATCGGAAGACCCTTACCAGCTTTGTAAATCTCTTTAAACTCATCTGTGAAGAAGCACTGTGGATATTTCCATCTCTTCTTTGATGTAGGATCTACAACATATGTCTGCTCAATATGCTTTTTGATTATTGGAGACTTTGTAACTTCAGTCTGGATGATATCCTTTGAAGCAAGTTTAAGCTGCTGCTTAATAAGTACAGGAAAATCTACTGCTTTTATAGGAAGAAGTGTTCCTGTTCTTGTTGCCTCTGTAACAAGGTCATTTGCACAGTTATCAAACATATCAGAAATCTGCTCATACAAACAACTATGAGTACCATACTCTCTATCCATATCGTTGTTCATTGAAGCTGTCTCAGTTGCAAGCTGATCAAGAAGTGCTTCTTTATAAGCTGCTAACATACCCTGATTCTTGATAAGTGTATTAATGTCAACCTTTACGTCACATCCATTGACCATAAGTTGATTGTAAGCTTCTGTGAAGATATCATCGAAGCTATTCATATTTATGTGATTATTAAATCCTCCGACTGTCTCTGTTGCTACAAAGTCAGAGGCGGAATTTGATAAAAATGAAACCATTTATAATCTCTCCTTCGTCCTTTTCTTTTTGTAATAATTTATTATATCCTATAAATTATATATGTGTTTTTATATGTTATTTCAATAACCACTATAAAACCTATAGAATACTACAATTTAAAATTTATTTATTTCAATGTTCGCTTGTTAGCGACAGGCTTTTTGCCATTTTTCATATCTATTAATTTATTCTTATGAACTTTTATTCTCTTTAATAGAGTAAATACTGATTGAATCATAATAACAGCATTTTGATAGAATAGTAAAGCTTTAACATAAGTATCTAATTCAAACTTCATTAGCATATACTCATAACATAAATCTTTTATCTCTCTTAATTTAGTACAAGCAGCTTTAAGTATCTTATTAGTATTTATATCATCACCTATATTATTCTCAAGCTTATTAATATAATTAGTCAGTGCATTTAACAAAATTTCATAATTCAAAAATAATGCATATTTTCTAGTAGAGGCGTATTCTAATCCCGGTCCTTTTTCCCCATCCTCATTATCAGTATTAGGATCATCATTAGTATCAGGGTTATCACCGTTAGGATCTGATCCATCTCCACCTTCGTCTCCATTGGTATCAGTAAAGTCAGTACCATCGCCAGTATCAGGGGAATCACCAGAGCCCCCACTATCAGCGTCACCAGTATCGGGAGCATCTCCTTGAGTTTCGCCCCCATCATCGGTATTAAAGTCAGTATTATCTCCAGTATCTGGTCCATCTGTACCATCTCCCATGTCATCGGTAGTATTTTCTTCATCATCTACATCAATGTCACCAAAATCAGTATCGTCTGTATCAAGAACTGTTTCATCATCACCTACGTCATCATCTTCATCATCTTCCAGACTCATATTACTGAAATCAGTATCATCCATGTCTTCATCTTCTGCTGGAGTGGTGTCGTCTTCTTCATAGTCTTCATCACCACCAGCAGCTTTATTGAAATCAATTCTTCTTCCTCTATTAGGTGATATATTTAATACCTTAGTATTTTTATGTACATGACTAACATGAGGTTTAGCTTCAGTAGCTAAGAAGAATCGACCATACTTATTTTCTTCTTGAGTATAAGTAGTAATTATCATAGTAAATTCCTTTCTATGAATTTATACATACTTAGAGTTTGATTTAACTCTAGCTAATTCTGCTAAAAGTTTTTCCTTAATTCTTATAAGTCTATACTTCTCTTTATTATCACCAGCTGAACTAGCATCAGTTATCTTCTCTTCACATACTTTAATTTCTGTCTCTATTTCTCTAATAAGTTCATTTCTAATACGAATATCTTTATCCTTACTAAAATGCCTTATTATTAATAATATAGGAAGTAAAGCTAAATTAATCTGTACAGCAGTACCGTACATAATAGCCATCTTCAAGTTATGAAAAGATTTCTTTCTAAACCCTGGGTCTGTCATAAAAGCTTTTCTTCTATTATCATCAGCTTTATCTAAATCATCAGATACTTTTTTAATCTCTTTTACAACATTCATTGGGAGTGCCATTACTGCTTTACCAGCATTAACAACATCTTGACCTGTTCTAGCTACTTTACCAAATAAAGCCATTTGTTTTGCTTCAGCATCCATTGCTTTATACTGGATACTATTAGCAACATTCTTTGCTTTAGGTGCTTTAGAATTAGTAGCTACATAATCTCTACTACTCCCAGAATTAGATTCTTTTGTCTTAGGAGCCTTTGCTGTACTAGCCAAATAATCCCTATTATCTTTATTATCTACTTCGAAGTTTGTTTCTTCTGCTTCAACAAATGCACTTATATATGTATAAGCATCATCTAATGAGCAGGCTTCTCGAAAAAGAGAATATCCTTCGATAGTTGATTCTGTATTATTGGTATAAGAATATTCTATACCGATATGCTCAGAAGTTTTTTCAAAAGCAATTCTTGTATAATCCTCAAACCCTTTTTTAGTAACTGAATTCTCTTCAAAATTCATATCACCAAATTCCATATTAAGCAATTGGTCATCAATAGCAGATTCTATAGAAACATGATGAGGAACACTCTTAACTCTCTTGATATTCATATTACTAATTACTTCATTTAAATCAGTATTAATGAATTCTCTTAAGAGTTGTCTCAAACTTCTATTATTGATATTATTGTGAACAGCTTCTAACCATCCTTTATCTTTAGATAACTTATTAGCCATAATGACACATTCGATATATGTAGACCACATATCATTATCAAAGTCATTATTTATATCACAAGCTTCTAATAGATGCTCTGCTATTTTATCAAGAGTTTCTGGATGAAAGACATTTGCTACATATGGTAGATATGTAAATAATACTATTATATTATCGATGTTTTCTATAATTGTATCTTCTACAACCATAGTCTTTTCTTCGGTAACAGCATCTAATAAATCAGATTCTATATCACCGATATTATCTCTAATATAATAAGCATAATTTATTACATTACCTGATTCAATAAGTCTTCTATGCATTGTATCTTGTAATATAGCTAATTTCTCTTTCTGGACTCCATTCATCTTACTAATATAAGTATCATAGAAGTTAGATATTTTGTTGTATATATCCTCATATCTAGTAAACCAGATACAACTATTAGCCTCAACCAATTTAATAAAAAAATCAGTACCGAAATATGGTTCAGAGAATATTATCTCAGCCTTATCTAATATAGAACTAATTGGTTCGTTTGAGTATACTTCTTTATATCTTCCAGCATTTTCTTCTGTATAATCATTCTTTAGAGTATTATAAGCATTAACAATTCTCTTATCGGGAGTACCGTTAATGATTCTTTCTATATCAATTGACATAATCTATACCCTTTCATTTTAATGTATTTGGGTGTATAATAACACTATACACCAAGTTTATTATGATGTTTCTAGGGGCTCACTGAATATAAAAAAATTAAATAATAATTTTTAAACTATTAATTAGGATGAAGTGGTTTTCTTGTTCTCCCTATTTTGTTCCCACTTCATCAAACCCAAATATACATTTGCGATACGTATTGAACTGAGATTTCAATAGGTCAAAAAGCCCTCTTTTTTAGTTTTATTTTTCAATAAAACTAATTGGATACAGGATGACTCGTAACCATCCTGTATCCAACCATTTTTTACTTAAATACTTTAAATCCTACTATCTCATTACCTGACCCAGTCTTAACTAACTTTCTACCTTTAGATACTCTTGTATCAATATCTAATGATTTTACTTCAATAACTTCTGGGTCTGTTTTCTTCTTATAAACTATAACTTTATTATTCTTATTAACTCCTATTACTCCTATTAAAGATTCTTTTCCAGTTAATGCTATAAGATTAACAGGTTCTCCTCTTCTTTCCATAGTAGGGAAATATTTCATTTCAGTCAATTTAATTCTACCAGATGTAGTTACATACAATAAATACTTATCACTCTTATTTACTAATGAAGCATTTACAATATAATCATCATCTTGTAAAGTTATCATATTTAACCCTTGAGCTGATAATCCATAATTTCTAATCTCATCTAACGGCAACTTAATACCATTACCATTAAATGTAGAAATAATTATATCTGCATTATTATCTAATGTAAATATAGCAGCTCCTACTTCATCGTTGTCAGTTAATTTAATTGCTTGCTTATTATCAGTAATATTCTTAAACTCAGATAACTGAACTCTCTTAGCTAATCCATTCTTAGTAATGAATATTATACCAAGATTCTCATTCTGAATATTAAAGATTTCTGGTGATGGTAGTTCCATAACAGCTTTTACTGTTCCATTTACTGTAAAGAATCTACTTAACTCTACACCAGTATCTTCATAAGCCATATCAGGTAAACTTGATACTGCTATCTTTGATACATATCCACTACCATCAATAATCAATAAGCTTTCTGCATTATTAATATTGAATACAAATAGTGAACCATCATTACCTTTTCCTATAGAACCAATTGAGATAGAATCTTCTACAGGTACTTTCTTAATGAATCCAGATTGAGTTACTCCTACTATATAATCTATATCAGGAATATTCTCTAACTCATCATCTTCTTTAACTACCTTAGATTTTCTTGGTCTACCCCATTTCTTCTTTCCTTCTTTAAGTTGGTTAATCACAAACTCTTCCAACTTATTATCATCTTGAAGAATTTCATTAATGGTGTTTAACTCTTCTTCTAACTTAATGCTATCTTCTTTATAACTATTATAGCTATCTTCATTGAAGTTATATACCTTCATGTCAGCAATTACACCTGCTTGTACAGAGGTTATTTTAAACTTCTCCATTAATCTCTCTATAGTCTCTTTTCTACTCTTAGATGTCTTTGCTATACTAATAGTGGTATCAATATTATTCTTATTGAATACCATTAATAGAACTTCATTCATCTTTTGTTTAGTAAGAGTAATTTGTAGATTATTCAAGAACATGGAACGAACTATATCTAATCTATAATCAATCCAGTTAAGTAATAATTCTTTTATACCATACTCATATTCTTGATAGTCATCTATTACAGTTATTCCACAAGGATAAGTGAATTTTAATCCAGTACCTTTCTTATATAACTTCTTTAATACTAAATCTGGTTTAGCTGATGGTTTAAGTTTTATCTTAATATCAACTTCTCCTTCTTTAGTACTATCTTGAATTTCTTGTATATCTTTAATAGTACCTTTATTGATTAATTCAATTATCTTTGCTATAACTGACTTAGAGTTAATATTGTATGGTAATGAAGTTATCCTTATTACATTATCCTGATAATCTATCTCAGAAGTTGCTCTAAATACAACTTTACCTCTACCAGTATTATTCATCTCTTTAAAAGTTCCATTATCTATTATATCAGAACCTGTTGGAGAATCTGGTATTAATAGAATATTTGCTTTAGGATTCTTTATAAGAGATATAGTAGCATCTAAAACTTCACTTACATTAAATGGTGGTATATTAGAAGCCAATCCATAACCAATACCACTAAACTGTGGATTGAATAATATATGAGGATACTTAGCTGGTAGAAATTCTGGCTCATATAATTCCCCATCATATCCGAGTTTCATTGGTACACAATATTTATCAAAATCTTCAAAGAAGCAGTCTATTGTATACTCAGATAATTTAGCCTCTCTATATCTTCCAGCTGCAGGTTCATCACCTCTCATATTTCCATAAGAACCTTGAGGTACTATGGTCATTACATTATTAGACCAATATTGTCCTTCTCCACCAATAACATCATCAACTGCTGTATTTCCATGAGGGTGGTAGTTAATAGTATTTGAAGATAATCTATCTACTTTTATAGACCTCAATCTATTAAGAGTTTCTCTCTTTGTATTAGTTGGTTTATTCTCCAATTCCCACCAAGAATAGAATAATCTTCTCTTACCTGGTTTTAACCCATCTATCAATGATGCTATAGTTCTATAAAGATTCTTATTAGCACCAAATAGTTTTGAATATTCTAAAGCAGCTTCGGCAATATTACTTTGAATAATTTTCTCATTACCAAATCTTTCTCCATACTCATCACTTAATAATTTATCCAGCTTATTATCCATCTGGATATCTTTTTTATTTCTTTTGCTCTTCTTAGCCATTTACACACCTCTCTATTAATTATCCAAATCTTCACGCTTAATCTTATAAGCCTTCATCATCTCTTTTCTCTGTTCAGCATCTGTTTTTGAACCACCATGGGTTATATTAAATATACCCAATTCCTTTTCAACATCATCTACAGTATACTGAACAGATACTCTGTTATTAATATCCAGTGTGCTCTTAAATAACTCTTTACCATCTAACTCTCCAAGTCCCTTAAAACGGGTTTTAATCTTAGGAAGTAATTTGGTACAAGACTCTAAAAATTCTGCTATAGTCATAAATACTGGTTCTTTATCTTTTTCTTTAACCTCAATAACCTGACCATATTTTTGTATTATTGGTATAATATATGATGTCTTCATAAAGAATCTTTTTGATATCTTTATTAATACATATTTACCGTCGATAACACCAGTTATTCTAGCTCCATCTTCTAATACAATTTCTTTATATTTCTTTTGTATACGGCTCATAAACTTAGTAATGAACTTCTGATTACTGAAAGTTTTATCAATATCGTCAAAATCATTTTCATTTCTTACTACACCAAGTTCAATTAATGAACTTATAATTTCATCAATGAGGAATTTATTAATATTCCCACTCTCTTTAGCAGCTCTCACTAAATTCTCCATATAGTCAAAAGTATCCGACAAGAAATCAAATATTTCGTCTTTAGACATATATCTATCACTACCCATAAGCTTAATTTTATACTGCTTAACTATTTTCTTATGGTATAATTCAGACAGTTCTGATTTAGTTATAACGAATGGGTGTTCCTTGTCATATAATGAGTATAACGGAGCATATACTTTATACAGTTTACCTGCTTCTATTATAGGTCTCATAAATATATAAAAGAATGCTAACATACCTGCAGAAATATTATATCCATCTATATCTGAATCTGTGAATATATTAATTCTATCAAAGTATAATTTAGATAAATCGAATTTTGGACCAATACCACACTTTAATACAGTAACTAAATCCCTCCACTCTTTATTAGCCATAACTTCTGTTAATGACGATTTAACTGGATTTAGAGTAACTCCTCTAAATAGGAAAAATCCTTGAGTATCTGGGTCAGAACCATTTCTAGCTGAACCTGAAGCCGAGTTTCCTTCGACTAAATAGAGTTCTTTGAACTTTTTACCTGTATTATTAGGTCTAATGTAATTGGTCATTTCATGCTCTTTGAACGTATTTAGCTTTTCTATACTAGTAGCAGATTTAGCTTTAATCATATCCTGTCTAGCTTTAGTATTAACCTTAACTATTTTTATTATATCATTAAGTAATCCACTATTCATATTGAAATACTCATCAAGAGCATTATTAATTAATTCTTTCATATATGGAACTAAATTTGGACACTGTATTTTCTGTTTAGCGTTACCAACAAATCCTACCTGAGCATTAGTTGATAAACTTAATACACAATACAAATTAGTTCTACAATCTTCCCATGTTACTTTAAGTTTATTTCTCTGAGCTTCACTCATCGATTCATTAACTTTATTCTGTAACCATCTACAATATGCTTCATCAAATGCATCTAAATGACTTCCATTATCAGTAGTATTTGTATAGTTACAATAAGTATCGTATAAAGCTGGGTCATTATATGACTCATTAATACAATATAAGAAAGCTATATCCATATGGATATTTTTCTCTATATCTTGCATAGCAACTTCTGTAGTACCATTCTTATTTTCTACTAATACTTTAGTAGGTTCTATCAATTTAGTATCTCCATTTATATAACAAACATCAGATAAGTCTTTCTTCTTTAAAGAAGATGGAATTATCTTTGTTATTAAATCAGAGAAATCCTTTGGTTTGTATTTGATACTATTTACAACATCAGTTCCCTCATATACTGTAAGAGTTGCTTTTATATTATTCTTTTTCAAGTTATTTGAATTAAGATAGAATAATGAATCTAACCAGTTCATTACATCTTCTATAGGTAATTTAGCATCATTACCCATATACTTTTTAGATACTCTAAATTCTACAGTAGTACCTCTTAAACCTTTCTTATTCTTTTCTATCTTATCTGTTACTAATACACCTTCTTTAAATTCTACAGTGTGTATGGTTTCTTCTTTATCTCTATAAGCAATTACTTTGAAATAATCTGATAAGGCATTAACTACTGTCATACCTACACCAAACTCACCACTACTATCTACTCCAGCACTTCTATTAAATTTACTACCACTCTGGAGAGTAGTCATGAATACTCTCATTGAGTATTTACTCTCATTAAAACTTCTTCCGTTATCAGATACTTTAAGAATATCTGTATCCATATCATAAGATATATCTATTTTATTACCAGGAGATTCTGGGTCAATACACTCATCAAAGTTATTTTGAATAATCTCCCTAGCCAAATGAAACGCACCTTGTTCCCCATATTCATTAATATACATATTAGTCTTAACTTGTATTTTCTGAATATCGTTCTCAAGGTGCATTAATTCTGTATCATTGTACATAACCTATTTCCTTTCTCAAAGTATTATTAATTACTATAAATACTTGACTTACTTCTTTGTTATTTTAAAAATACTATCTTATCCGAGGTAGTACTCGTGTATTTTTATTTAAATGATACTTATAAAAAAATATGGGTATGTGCATTACACACATACCCAAGTTTTTTAAATTACTTGATCAAGGAATTTAATTACATAGAACCCCAGCTACCGAATGCATCTGATGATGTTCCACCATTTCCTTTATTTTTATTTTTCTTACCCTTCTTACCGCCAGTAA